TGAGCTTGTCGGGTTAGAGGATTTTCTGTCCACGTTGAAGTCTCTGCTCGCTGGTATTGGGTTCACGAAAGTGGCATCTTTTGGATGGGATTTAATACCGTTCAGTTTCTTGTTCGACTGGTTTATACCAGTCGGTCAGTTGCTTGATCGGTATGCGACCATTAGTCCGTTTAAGGGTGATCTAATTGTCCTAGATGCTGGGCACTCTTGTAAGGGTGCCTTCAGCTGGGACATATTCTTTCACCCTGCTCCGAACTATGGGAATCCTGAACAACGACTAGGGCGTCTTGTTTATAAGCAATACGCTCGACGTCGTGGTTTACCTGCTAACGCGGGTACCCTGCTGTCTGGGGACCTAACGGTCCAACAGCTGGCGATCATTGGATCGCTCGTAGGCCAACGAGCATTCCGGTAACTTCCGGAAGCTCTTTAAATCCGTTTGGGAGACCAGTTACATGGCCTTTTCAAGTTCATTGACGATCGCTGATGAAGCGAATGCGTCTAAGACCTTCGTCGAAAACTATCGACAAGGATCAAAGGCGATTCGTATCGACAGTGCGTCAACTCTCTCCTCGCCGCTCTTACTGACTATCGATCATTTCGAGACCTCAGTCAAGGGAGTACCGGCGGTTCGACATCTGATACAGCTTTCAAAAGCTGTCGTGGATTCGAACGAAGTTCGCTCGGACACAATCGTTAACCTTACGGTTACTGTGCCCCAGAGTGCTGTTGCAGGTGATCCCGATGAATTGGTCGGTTATCTGATCAATTTCATTATCGGAACCAATGCAGCACGCACTTTAGCGAATCTTGATGAGCTGCTCCTTAATCAGAGCTGACATCAAGGCTTGAGAAGAGCTGGCCTGGTCTCCGGGATTGGTTTCCAAATGGAATCCACGAAGAGCCAGCCTCCACTAGAATGTATTCTTAGTGGGGCTTTACGGAACATCCTCTCTGACGCATACGCGTGTATGCCTGAAGTCGGTCGTTCACGTGATTGGGCCCAGCACCTCAAGCGACAATTCGCAAAAGATGTTGAAACCCTTGAATCACGCGTTCAATCCGAAGGTCTCGGATTCTTTACAAAGACTCTCCCCAAATTGGGAAAGGCCTTTGATAAAGCGCTCGAGACGGGCTGCCTCATCGTTCCTAACGAATTTTCTCGTAAGAGAAAATCCGGGGAGCGGTGGAATATTCCGGCTTTTATGTCGGAACTATTCGCGGCCATCTTCGAACCGATATCGGGTATACTAGATCCGTGCCGGACATTTGCAGCCAGAGTATCCATTAATGTTCATGGATCTCTTGGCTGGTATAGCACTCGTGCTATACTCGCAATCCGACAAGTGTGCTACCTAGCATATAAGCTCGAGATTCCCCTGAAGGACGGTCTAGCACAAGATGTGCTAGGGCGATTTCATGGATGTCGACGCTTCGTTGCCGGGAACCTCATTAGAGGTTACAAGGCTCGCGTGTTCTATCTTGGCTGGCTCCGGTCAAACGCCGGATACATACCTGGAGAGCTCACGTACCTTGATAGCGGAAGTTTTCAGGAATTTTGATCCTGAAGATGTTCTTCCGAGACACGGACCTGGTGCTACAGCTGATCGAAAAATCGGGAGGGGGAAATACGATATTTCTCATATCCCGACTAAAATCGATCAGTGTTATCCACTCCGAGAATATTTTCTCGGGTCGGACTTCGCTGAACTACCGAGTGAAGAATTGCAGGATAATATACCTCCAGGACCGTTAGGCCCTGCAAGAGTTGTATTAGTCCCCAAAGATTCACGCGGACCCCGCATCATATCTTGCGAGCCAGCTTTGATGCAATATATGCAGCAAGGTTTGGCCGTAAAGATGGTCCGGAGATTGGAGCAACACCCTGTAACACGGGGTAAGCTCAATTTCTCCGATCAGACCATAAATCGTAGTCTAGCGCTTTTCGGTTCAAGAAACCGAGAGTACTGCACCATCGATTTAAAAGATGCTTCTGACCGAGTGTCTAAGAGTTTGGTGGAGATGCTCTTTCCAGAGTTTCTGTTACCTTATCTCATGGCACTTCGGTCAGAGTCGACGCTCCTACCAGATGGTAGGCTTCTAGAGATGAAGAAATATGCCCCAATGGGTTCAGCTTTATGCTTTCCCGTTGAAGCGTTAGTCTTTCATTCTCTAGCCTGTGCGTCGATTGGGTTGAAAACTCAGCGTCGCGCACGCGACGTCCGCGAAGTGTACACTTATGGAGACGATATTATCGTCCCAAGTGAACATTTCGAGACGGTTGTCACTGCCCTTGAAGCCTTCGGGCTTCAAGTTAACAGAGACAAGTGCTATGTACGGGGTTATTTTCGCGAATCCTGCGGCTGTGACGCCTACAAAGGTGCAGACGTCACTCCCGTCAAGATTCGTGTCCCGTACCAGCGAGGTCGCCTGACTAGGCAGACGTGTTACCGGTTATCAGAATCAGCAAGATTGCTATTCGATTCCGGTTTCTGGCGTGCTTCTAATTTTATCTGGGATACAATAGAGTCAGTTGTTGGTAACATACCAACTACTCATCCATCGTTCTCAGGAATTAGTCGCACGTCTATGGTGTTAAAACCAGTATTTTTTGCAAACAATGCAAAACTTCGCTGGCATAAGCACCATCAGGCCTGGGAAGCCAGAACGACTGTCCTCTATAAGAGGACGCAGTTCTCTCCTTTCCGGTCTGCTGCACAAAGACTCCTACAGAACCTTATTCAAGGTTGTGTAGAGCCTTATAGCTCAGACGTAGTAGTTTCAGGTGGCACTACTCTATCAAAAACCACCTGGGCGAGGATCTAACAGATCACTCGAGAGAGAGCG